CCGAGCCCGCCTCACTTCCTACAGGCGTTACCACACTTACTGTTGATAGTACTTTTGAGGGTAGTGGTTTGGTTTCCGGGCCTCTGTACCTCTCGGGCACGACAGACGCTACTACCAGTGACCACACGTTTAAGGTTTCCACGGACATCAGCGCCTCTAACGTGGTCGCTCAGAGTACAATCACCTCTGCAAACTGGACGGGCTCTGTTGACATAAGCATGCGCGGGATTACGTTTACGTTTGATACCACGCAGTGGGCCTCAGGGGATTATACTTACGCTGAGCTGTGCACGGTTGACATCAAAGACCGTGCTACGATTGACGCCGTGCAGAATGTCGGCACTGTTACGCAGAGCGCGGACGTGCTCGCATATCAGACAGGCCAGAAACTCGGTACGATTGACGCCTCCACGGCCCGGGATTACGCTTCAGGCGTCAGGCTTGGTACTGTTGATATTACGAACAGGCAGCTGTGGATTAATGGGCAAACCGTCGGGAGTAACGCGGCTATCGGTGACTTGACACCTGTCGCTGGCATTATGCTTACGAGTGGTACAGACCCCGTGTACTCTGAAGTTACGGATTATGGTAGCTTTATGAACGCGCTCCGGGATAAGAGTTGGAATTGTGTTGCAATTCCGACTACTCTGGGGGATATTCCTCCGCTTGTGCTTATGTACATTAAAGGCCTCCGTGAAGATGACGGCAAAAAGGTTCAGGCTGTGGTTTACAACTACCCGTCAGCAGACTATGAGGGCCTTATCTCAATGACGCAGGGATACAAGATTGATGATGAGGAATACGATGTCACGGATGCTATCTGCTGGTTTGCTGGAGCAACAGCGGCGGCGCAGCTGAACGAGAGCAATACTTACAAGGTGGTTACAGGCGCAACGTCGATTATCGGCGTGATGGAGCCTGAGGCTATTGAGGATGCTCTCAACGGCGGCCAGCTGGTGTTTAGCACGCGGCAGGATGGTACGGTTATCGTTGAGAAAGATATCAACACGCTTCACAGCTTTAGCGAGGATAAGACGTATTCATTCAGCAAAAACCGCGTGATTAGGACGCTTGACGATATAGCGACTCAGATTACTATCATGTTTGAGAATAGCTATATCGGCAAGGTGAATAACAATGAGGATGGCCGGACGCTGTTTAAGGGCGATATTATTGGTTATATCAATGAGCTGGTTGATATGGACGCTGTTCAGAATTTCGATTCCGCGAATGATGTTGAGGTTTTGGAAGGCTCAGATATTGACAGTATCGTTTGTAACCTTTGGCTACAGCCCGTCGATAGCATGGAAAAGCTGTATATGACGGTCACGGTTTCCTGAGTTTGATTGCTTAGCAGCCGGGGCTTTCGCCCCGGCAAATACAAAAGGGGGTAAGCTGATATGGCTACATTCCTGAAGGCCGGGGACGTTATCAGCGGGCAGGAAGGTACTGCGACGATGAACGTTGACGGCGTGATTACGAATATGTTTTTTGTTCGTAACCTAGAGGCTACGTTTGAGAAAAACAAAACAGAGATAAACACGCTAGGGCATCGCGGCGGCCAGCATAAGACCACGGGCTGGAGTGGTAGCGGTTCTATGAACATCTTTTACATTACTTCCGTTTTTCGTAACCTTGCCCTTGATTACGCGAAAAACGGCAAAGATGTTTATTTTGATGTTACGATAGTTAATGAAGACCCGACTTCAACGGTTGGCAAACAGACCGTTGTGCTGTATAATTGCAACTTGGATAGTGTCCCTGTTGCTAAGCTTGACGTTGAGAATACGGAGCTTGATGAGGATTTGGATTTCACCTTTGAGGACTTCGAGATTCTGGATACGTTCAAGACGCCGGAGCTTGGGGTTAGGACGTATGGAGGTTAATCACTTTTAGGAGGGGTATTCGTGTCTGACAGCAACGTCGTGTCAATGGATGAAGTTTCCGCGAAGCGCAAGGCAACGGCTGACGATAAGCCGCAGACGCTAACTCAGTTTTTGCTTGATAACCCTCAGACAAATATTACGTCTGACGTGTACGTATCTCAGCGGTTCAAAGACGCCGGGTACAAATTCACGATATCAGCAATGACCGGGGAGCAGTTTAGCGCCTATCAGCGTGAGGCTATAGCTATGGGCCGCAATAAAAAGATTAACTTTGATACTAAGCGGTTCAATGAGCTTGTAGCTATCAATCACACGGTGGAGCCTAACTTCAGGGACGCGGATACGCTTAAGAAAGCGAACTGCACGCTACCTGAACAGTTTTTGTATCGGTCATTGCGTGCTGGGGAGATTACAGAGCTCGTGGAGCGTATTACGACGTTGAGCGGCTTTGATGCGGATACTGACAGTTTGGCTGATGATGTAAAAAACTTCTAAAAGACGGTGACGCCGATACATGGTATGCGTACTATTGTTTCGTGCGTCACCATTGGAAACCTTCAGATTATGTAAATCTCAGCTTGCGTGAAAAGGCTGCTGTAATAGCCTTTATAGAGACATTCACAGCTGAGGAAAAGAAACAGGCCGCAAAGATGAAGGCGTCAAGGCGCAAGAAACGGGGGTAACTCAGATGGCTACAGTATCACAGACTATAACGTTGCAGGATAGGGTTACCCCTGTATTGAATACTATCATTCGCGCTATGCGTTCAACGCTAATCGTTATGCGCGATTTGGATAGCACTTCATCAAGTGATTTCATGCACGCTCGCAACTGGGAACGCGTTACGAGAGAGATAGACGAAGCTACTGAGGCGCTTCACACTTTCCAGACGCAGCAGGATGTACTAAACAAACAGGCGAAGCAAACTGACAGCGTATTCAAGAGTTGGAAGTTTAATATCATTGCGGTGAACAGCGCTATAACGCTTGTACGCCGCACTATGGATTTGTTCCGCGCGCCTCTACGGATTGCGGATACTATGACGCAAATGAACTCCCGCTTGGCTCTGATAAATGACGGCTTGCAATCGCAAGATGAGCTTTCACAAAAAATATACGAAAGCGCTCAACGCAGCAGAGCAGCATATAGCGAGACTGTCGAGTCCGTGGCACGGCTTAACCTTTTGGCGAAAAACGCGCTTCCTACAAATGCTGACGCTATAAAGTTTGCTGAGATAATGAATAAGTCCTTTGCTATCTCAGGTGCGAACGTGCAGGAAATGAACGGCGCAATGCGGCAAATGGTGCAGGCGCTATCCTCAGGGAGGCTGCAGGGCGATGAGTTTGTCAGCGTCTCAGAAAATGCGCCTTTGATTTCACAGGCGATACAGGAGTATCTCGGCGTCGGGTATAAAGAGCTTAGGCAACTGTCACGGGATGCGAAGCTAACGTCTGACGTTATCGTCGGGGCTGTTTTCGCGGCTGGTGAGAGAATCAATCAGATGTTTTCCAGAATGCCGATGACGTTTGAGCAGACGCTACAGCATATCTACAACGCCGCAACACGTTATATCGGCAATCTGGTTAAGATGTTTTCTAACCTATTGAACAGTGACGGCTTTATCCTTTGGAGGGAGCGTGTTGTAAAAGCTATTGCCAGCGCCTTTGCTGTGGCAGAGGATTTCTTCAAGTGGCTAGGACGCGTTGCTTCATCTCAAGGCATGAAGCAGATTGTTAGTAGTATTACAACTGCATTTCGGGCGATTGGCGCTGTGATAGGCGGGGTTGCACGTATTGCAGGGGCTGCAATTGAGGGTATTCTTACGAATTGGCGGCTCTTTGGCCCTGTGATTATGGGAGCCGTTGCGGCGCTTATGACGTTCAAGGCGGCTGTTGCAGCTGTTAGCACAGTACTAGGAGTAAAGCTGGCATTGACGAAGGGGCTTGTTGCCGTTCAGTACGCTTATGCGGTTGCAACAGGTAAAGCTGCAGCGGCTGTTCTATCTGCAAAGGCAGGAATGCTAGGCCTTAATACGGCGCTACTCTCGTCACCTATTACATGGTATATAGCGGGCATCATGGGTATAGTTGGTGCTATTACCTTGGTTAGTAATGCGTTTGCAGGCGCAGGGCACACGGCAGAAACTGCCTTTGGCGCGATAACAAACGCATTGCGCAATCTTGGGTTTATTTTGAAGATTATTGCAAGCAAAGTGGTAGCGACTTTTGGGGTTGTATTTAACACTATAGTAACCTCTGTGTATAACGCTGTAGTGGTAGTAGTTAATAGTGTTAAGAGCATTCTTAAATCTGTGGCGTCTGCTGCAGACCGCCTTTATGCAAGGATACTTGACGGGCTTAGCAATATGGCCTTTGGCGCTGCAAAGTTTGGGGCCGATCTGCTGGGGTTTGATGGGGAGGCTAAAGGATATGAGCTTGGCCAGCTAGCACAGGATTACCGTAATCGTGCTATGGCAAGGGATAAGGGGTATACAGTTGAACTGGGTAAGAACGTTGAGCCCGGACAGCAAAAATATCAGCCTATAAATTTCGCAGACTATATGAGCGATGCTGACATAAATAAGATGTATAGCACTTTTGATGAGGCTTACGGTGTTCAAGGGGAGATACCTTGGAATACAGGCGCCTTTCTCGGTGATGAATATCTCGGTGGAGACCCCGCGCGCAGGCGTGCTGAAGAGCAAGAGTTTAAGGCCCAGCGCAAGATAGACCAAAAGATGCTTGAAATGGCTATGGAAGGCATAGATAAATCGGGGAGTTCATCTGCAAAGGCGCAGGAAACAGCGGCAAGCGCTGTGACGGGTGGCAAAGGCAAGGCAGCGGATAAGGCTATTGAGGTGTCAAATGAGATAACGCTTGACAGTCTTTCGCCTTGGTTTAACTACCGTGACTGGGATGAGGGCAAGGGGTTTCAACCTCAAGAGCAAAACCCGCACTATCAAAAGCGGATGATGGGGTACCTCAAGCCTTGGTTTGAGGCAGACCGCTTCAAGCCTGATTTTGAATCGGAGCGGTTCAAGTGGGATAGCGTCATTACGCCGCATGATAGCTTGGCTGTTGAGGTTACGGGTGGCAAGCTTGATAGCGACAGGGAGCTTAGTAAAGATTTGCTGGAGATTTGGCGGGAATTTCTGCATCAGCGGATTATCAACCAGTATACGACAGAGCGGCCTACCGTCAATGCAACGTTCGGGGATGTTCGCGAGACGGCGGACGTTGGCAAGCTGATTACAGCTCTTGAGAATGTGGTTGGTCAAGCCTTTAACGCGGTGCTGAGGTAGGCAGGAGGTGACAGGCTGTGAGCGTTGGAATCTATATTCAGTTTAGGACATTTGGCGTTATCAGATTGCCTGTAAACCCGTCCTATCTTGAAGTTGAGCAGCCGTCACGCAACAGGACTGAAAACATTGTCACGATAGGCGATATAAACATACTCAAGCTCCCAGGCTTGCGGCGGGTGACTTTGGAGAGCTTTTTACCCTCTGAGGATTGGGGACAAACGTATATAGAGACCAGCAATATAACGCATACGC